TGACACCATCAAGAAGATGGTAACGTGGCTAGAGCAGGGGGCGACCTCACCAAGACCAGTGATGGAATTTTTCGGCTTCGACGACATTGAAGGGCTGACTGACAAGGAGCTTCTGACTGCTCTGGGTGTTAAATAATGGTTGACATCCCCGCAACAATATCGTATGTTGAGATAGTAATCATGGTGGGTGTGTGGCTTAACACGACCATCAATGTGTATAACTTTATGAAGGCACGACATGACAGATGAGAAAGATAAACAACACGAAGCACTGAGGAAGTGGCTGTATGGTAACGAGCTATCGCACCGACAGACCATTGACTTCCTTGACAAGCGGCCTGAGTTTAAGAACTGGCTGAAAGAATACTTTATTAAAACCTATACAAGAAAGGGCTTATGATGGCTCGATATGAAGTAACATTTGTAATTGAAACAGACCTAGAAGAAGTAGGCTCACAACCTTGGTGGCCTATCATTGGAGAGGAACCCATGCCAGTTGAATGGCTTGAATACATTATGGTTCGTGACCTGTCCGAAGACGAGTATGTCTTGGACGTAGACTTTGAGGAGAACACAATCAACATAGTTGACATGACCTTCGATGCACTGACACAAGAACCACAAAAAGTTAAATTAGAATTAGTCGTAGACAATGGAGAAAAGAATGAGCAATAAACACAAACGAATGTTTAAGCCTTGGTATGAAGATACTATGCTAAGCGTCTGGGAAACAAGAACAAATCGCCGTGGCGACAAGGAGTCAGTCAAGGTTAAACACAATCGTGCCTCTGTCCACGACAGGCTTGGTAAGGAATGGGAACGTGAACAAATCTGGAACGAGGGGTATTGATTATGGATTTATTTGTAACACCAATCATGTGTCTCGCCTTGACAGTCTATCACGAAGCACGTAACCAAAGCATTGTGGGGCAGTTNGCTGTGGCACAGGTAGTAATGAATCGTTCGCTAGATAACCGCTTCCCTGACGATGTGTGTGCCGTGGTAACACAGGGCGTTCACTGGCAGAGCAAGCCNGCACGTAATCGTTGTCAGTTTAGTTTCTATTGTGATGGCCTATCGGATGAGCCACGAAACAAACGAGCGTTTCAGTATGCCTATCAGGTTGCAGAGCAAACACTCGAAGGATACTCATACGGCCTTGTTGAGGGTGCAACACACTACCACGCTGACTATGTTACCCCAGCCTGGTCATTGCATCACACGAAGATTGTAACGATTGACAACCACATTTTCTACAGGTGGGATTGATGCGCAATACAAAAGGAACAGGTGTGTTATTGGCCATGGCTGCGGCTGCAGTCTATTTTTCTATTTTACACTACTTGACAGGTTAGGATAACAGATGACTATGAATCTATGGGAAAAAGATAAGCGGCAGTTGTTCAGAGAATTGTATCACCAATACCTTGACGAAGGATACAGCCAGAAGGAAGCCAAGAAGATGGCACGTGAAGAAGCGGACGAGCTACACTCAGAGAACGTAGACTTCGCCTTCAAAATATCTGAGCAGGAGTATGACGATTGAAACCCCAACCAATTAGGAAGCTAAAGAAACAACCAAACTTTCATGGGCGGCTCTTCACTGAACAAGACGTTGCAAGCATCTGGCTTGAGCGCATGAGTCAGAAGATGGGCAGCCTGTATGAGTATGGAAGTCAGCCGTGGAAGGCAGAGGATAACTCTTACCTGACATTGGCCTACCTACATAGGAGTGAATGACATGGACGACAAGACACTTGAGCGACACAGAGATAATGTCCGCCGCATGAAACAGGAACGCCGCAGAACACCAGAGTGGCACGAAAATAAACGCTTGACATTGACAAGGGGTTGGAGTAGGTTTCACCCCATGGAGCTAACCCGAAAGGATAATGACGATGAATAAACAGACACAGAAACAAAGGCTCAAGAGTATTCGGCGTCGAGCCATCGCCAACCAGAACAACAGCCCCAACAAGAAAACCATAGCAGAAGCAATCAAAGAGGTTAAGAATGTATAGGATGATGTATAAGACAGAGGGTTGCGGCGCAGCCTTCACAGAGAACGTCCACGACAAGGACGAATACCTACGTCACAGAGCTTTGCTCGCTGACCACATAGGGTTTACAACCGAACTAGTAAATGGCAAGCTCTTTGTCTATGACAAGGGGAAAGAATACGGAGTGTATTACGTTGATGGCGAATGAGTCCAAAGTAATTAGCAGAGGTGAGTGCGGCTCTTGCGGCTCATCTGATGGCAATGTTCACTACGATGACGGCCATGCCTACTGCTTTGTCTGCGAGAGTTTCACAGGTTCACCTAATGAAGAAGGATATACACCAATGCAAAACACAGTTGCAACCATACCTACACCACAGAACATGCAGGTGGCACGACTATCACAAGGACAGTTCGCCGCCATCCCTGACCGCAACATCAGCCTAGATGCTGCCCGTGCTTACGGAATTACACAGACAGAAGGCAAGCACATCTACCCATACTACGACATCAATGGCACACACGTTGCCAACAAGGTTCGACATGTGGCCAATAAAGAGTTCAATGCTGAGGGTGCGATGTCACAAGGCACGTTGTTCGGACAGCAGATGTTTGGTCAGGCTGGTAAGTTCATTACTGTATGTGAGGGTGAGCTTGACGCAGTGTCTGCCTATCAGATGATGGGTTCCAAGTGGCCTGTCGTATCAGTTCGTAACGGCGCACAGTCTGCTGTCAAGGATTGCAAGGCACAGCTTGAGTGGCTCAACAGGTTCGACAACATCGTGCTATGCTTTGACAATGACGAGCATGGTAAGGCAGCGATGTCACAGGTTGCCCAGTTGTTTGAGCCTAACAAGTGCAAGCTAATGAAGCTACGTGGCAAGGATGCCAACGAGTATCTCAAGCACGGCAAGGCCGAAGACTTTATCCGATTGTTCTGGGAAGCACAGCCACACACACCAGCAGGCATTGTCAACCTTGCCAACTACGATGGGCTGTATGATACAGATGACAAGGAGAGTGTGCCTTACCCGTATCAAGGATTGAATGACATGCTGTATGGGATGCGGACTGGTGAGCTTATCACCTTCACTGCTGGCACTGGTGCTGGTAAGTCAAGCATCATGCGAGAGCTAGAGCATCACCTGCTCAACAACTCCAAGCACAACATCGGCATCGTCAGCCTTGAGGAGAACGTCAAGCAGACTATCTTCCACCTCATGTCAGTAGAGGCAAGCAAGCGTCTATACATTCAAGAGGTTCGTGATACGATTGCACCAGAGCAACTCAAGGCATACGAGGAAGCCACAGTAGGCACAGGCCGTGTGTTTGCATTCGACCACTTCGGTTCTATCCAGACAGATGAAATCCTTTCCCGTATTCGTTACATGATTAAGGCTCTCGACTGTAAGTTTATTATCCTTGACCACCTATCCATCTTGGTATCAGGTCTTGAGGGTGACGACGAGCGTCGCAACATTGACAAGATGATGACCAACCTACGCTCTCTTGTAGAAGAGACGCAGTGCTGTGTCCTACTTGTCTCTCACTTACGTCGTGCCTCTGGTGACAAGGGCCAGGAAGAAGGCAAGGAGATTAGCCTGTCTATGCTACGTGGCTCACACAGTATCGCTCAGATTAGTGACGCCGTGATTGCAATGGAGCGTGACCAGCAAGCTACTGACCCTATCATAGCCAACACAACCACAGTGCGTGTCCTTAAGAACCGCTATGCTGGTGAGACTGGTGTCGGTGCATACCTCTTGTATGACCGTGACACTGGCCGCATGACAGAGATTGACGACCCCAACAAGGAAGACTTCGACACAGTAGAAACAGGAGGTTATTTATGACACAGCTTAAACCAATCGTAGGTAGCGTAAACATTCCCTTCTCAAGAGAGAGGTATGAACGCTCAGACAACAAGGCTAAGCAGTGGGTACTTGATTACTTATCAACACAAGGCCATACAATTTTAGACACCGAAGAAGATTTTTCTGTTGACATCAAGAGCGAGTTGGATTATACTAAGTTCTTCAACGAGGCGGAGATAAAGTATGGATGGAAAGGTGATTGGAATCCTAATTGGAAAGAGATACGAATACCTTACCGCAAACATAAACTTATTAATACAGTAGCAGACAAGGGTGTCTTACACTTCTACATCATACGACCTGACATGAAGGCAGCG